GTAAAAGCTCTGGAAAATTATAGACAAGAATATGATATAAAGAAACGAATATATAAATCACAACCGCTACACGATTGGTCTTCTAATTTTTCGGATGCGATGAGATACCTAGCTATCTCGTTACCTAAAACAAGGGATGGTATGACGGAGCAAGATTTAAAGAAGATGGAACATGAAGTAAGATATGGTGAACAGAATTTTTCTGATCCTTATAGACATGGATTTTAATTGATGTTATAATTTGTGTAGCATAAATCTCCGGTCCTTAAGTGGGCAATTATAATAAAGTTTGACCGCTAGAAATAGCGGTTTTTTTTATTTTATTGCAACTTTTAATAGTGCGATCTAAACTAATCCTAAAAAGAGCTCGGTATAAGCCTTTATGGGAGGAATGAATGATAATTCCAAGTTTTGCACCATTGACTGGAGATGTACCACACATAGAGATACTTAATAGGATGGAATCATTTTATTCGCAGAGTTACACTATAAATCAGACATGGTGGGCCGAAGCGGATTTAGATGTGCAGTACTATAGTGGTTGTCAAAATATGATAAACAATCTATATGGCAACGCTCCGTATGGCAATAAGAAACAATTCTATTTTAACCGTATAAGGCGTATAGTACAGAGTATAGAAGGACATCAAAGATTAAATAGGAAATCTAGTATAGTATCTCCAGTTGAAAATGGCGATGCTGAGACTGCAGATCAATTTACCAAAATAATGTTTTGGTTGTATAATCGTGAGGGAGTCCTAGAAACAATATCTGATACTTTTCATGGATCTCTTATTTCTGGATTAAACTTAATTGAAGTATGGATGGATTATAGATCTGATCCTATTTCTGGTGATCTTAAATTTAATAATTGTCCATTTAATAGTATATTGATGGATCCATATTGGAAGAAACAGGACTTATCAGATTGCAATAACATATGGCGTCGTTCATATATAACGAAGCGCGAAGCTATCTCATTAATGCCTGACCAAACTGAAGTTATTTTATCTCTTATTGGTACTGATTCTGGTCCCGGTCGTGACGGCCGTTTTCAATACATGGCCGAAGCGTATAACAATCTCGGAATGAGAGATTTGGTCACATATGACGAGTTTTATTTCAGAGATTTTCGCACGCAGAAATTAATGGTAGATAGACAAACTGGTGAAAAATATGAATGGCGCAGCACAGATAAGAATGATCAATTAAAAAGATTCTTAGCTATGAATCCCAATGTCGAACTTATAGAGCAAGAAATACCAACAGTTAACTTGGCTATAGTAGTACAAGGTAGAGTCATGTACTGTGGTGCACAACCGAGTGGACTGGACTGTTATCCATTTGTTCCTGTTTATGCGTATTATGAACCCCAAATGCCCTATATGGAATATAGGCTACAATCGGCAGTTCGTGGATTACGGGACCCACAATTCTTATACAATAGACATATGGTAAATATGCTCGACATAGAAGAATCACAAATAAATTCTGGTTGGAAATACAAAGAGAACAGTCTAGTGAATCCTAAGGATTTATTTCTTTCTGGTAATGGAAGAGTATTAGCGGTGAAATCGGAGTCACAAATGAGTGATGTGGAGAAGATAGCACCGGCAGTGATACCTGCATCAATGTTTCAACTTACACAAGCCTTGGGCGCGGAAGTGGAAGAGATAATAGGAATGGGGAAAGAATCATTAGGCTTAGCGCAAGATGATGTAGCTGGTATTGTATCCATGTTACGTCAAAGAGCTAGTCAGGTTTCGTTACAATCTCTTTATGATAATTTGGATCGTTCTCAGAAGCTATTGGGTGATATAGTTATAAAGCTTATACAAATGAACTTTACTCCTGGAAAAGTGCAAAACATATTAGAAGGGGAGAGACCTAGTGACCAATTTTATTCAAAGTTGTTTGGTACATATCATTGTGTAGTAGAAGATGGATTGAATACATCTACGCAGAAGCAGATGGAATTTGCGCAGCTTATTAAACTCAAGGAACTGGGAATTCCGATACCTAATGAGAAGCTACTGGAAGCAGCTACGATTCAGAACAAGAAAGAGTTAATAGATATGGTTAAAGCGCAAGAGCAGCAGCAACAACAAATGCAGCAACAACAAATGCAACTGCAGATGCAGGAAGCGCAATCTAGAATAGAGTTAGCGAAAGCTAGAACGGTAGCGGATCAAGGATTGGGTGTAGAAAGAATTAGCAGAGTGGAAGAAAATAGGGCATTAGCGGATGAACGTAGAGCTCAAGCGGTGAAAGATCAAGATATAGGTCTATTGAATCTGGTTAAGGCTCTCAAAGAAATAGAGACTATAGATTTGAATCAGTTAGAAAAATTAATTACGCTTGCAAATTCTATGAAAGCGATAGAAAATAGTAATGCAGCAGCTCCGATACAAAATGGTATGGAAGCGCAGGCGATACAACCTGGAATTAATGTACAGTAGTTAGAGGAATATTAACCTTGTTCCCCTTTATGGGTGGACAATTTCTACGAAAGGGCCGACGATGGCAAAAAGATATCATCAATCGATGAGAGATAGAATGCATGAACGACGTGGCGAGATGCATCACATGGAAAGAATGCATAAGGATCGTATGCATGAGAGAGAAGGAATGGAAAAGCATGAATCCCACATGGATCCGAGAAGACGTCATGAGATGCACGAGAACGGAATGTTACACAACGATCCGCGTGAAATAGCTAATATGCCACAAGATGTAATGATGAAGGGCTATGAAAGAATACATGGATTCTTGCCTGAATCAATAGATGACTCAAGACATGAAATAGAGAGAGAAATTAGACAAACTGATAGAATGAGTAGGGAACAATATAGTCCGAAGAAATGGTAACATGCCAGCAATGCCGAGAATAAAAGGTAAGGCGGAAAAGATAGCATTTGCTATTTTAGGGAAACCTGCCAATCTAGCTGCGAAGAAAACTGAACGGCAGAGAGAAATAGATAAGATATTGAGCTATCAAAATACTACATTGATAAGATAGGACCAATATGGGAAAAAAAAATATATCAAAAGTTGCTCGGAATATGTTGCCAGATTATGACAGCGCTGAAGCTGTTCGTAAAGATTATCCTTTTACTGATAGGTTTTATACTAGTGATTCGGATATTCTAAGGGGAGCACAAGGAAGAGATAATAATTGGATAGATCCGAGGTATTATATAGATCTACGTAATAGTCAATTGATATGCGAGGATGAACTATCAACTGCAAATATGCCGACAAGACCTATAATGAAATCTTTTTGGACTAAATAAGGAATAAAATGGCTAAAGAGAAAATAACCGTAGCAAAAGGTGTAAAAGTAAAAAGAGGCGAAGAAGAGAAGATGCGCGCCAAAAAGGGCAGCGGAAGTGCGGGAAAATATAAAGATGTTTCCCCAAAGGAATTTGCAGGTGCTTCTGGCGGTGCTTCGAAATTTAGCTACCCAATCGACACGCTTTCACGAGCCCGTAATGCACTAGCGAGAGCACACTTTGCCCCGGATCCTGAAGGGATCAAAAGGAAGGTATACAGGCTTTATCCAGAACTCAAGAAAAGGAAATTAAAGCGCGAAGGCACGCTTAAAAAGTAAGTTGCGCAATTCATTAAATCGTAGTATATTTTAGATAAATGAAATATATAAGGAATTAATGCTGGGTTTTAAGAATAATTATTTTGAAGTCTTAGAAAAAGTTGGCCAAGATAAAAGAAGATCTTGGCTTTGGTTGTGCAAATGTAAATGCGGAAAAACTACGGTACTTGATACAAGTTCAATAAAATGTGAACGAATTAAGAGTTGTGGTTGTTCTAGAAAAGGAATAAATAAAGCTAATAAATATGGATTAAAACATGGATTAACGCAACATAAAAAAACTAAGCATCCATTATACAGTAAATTTAGAAGCATGATTAATAGATGTTACAATGCCAAACCTTCAGATTATCCATATTATCAAGGTAAAGGAATTAAAATATGCGAAGAATGGTTACAAAATCCTAAATCATTTATTGATTGGTCGTTGTCTAATGGATGGAAAATGGGATTAACGATAGACCGTATCGATAATGAACTGGATTATAGTCCATCAAATTGTGTATATATTACAATAGGCGAAAATCTAAGAAAAATGCATATTTTCAGGAAATTGAATAATCCTAAACCTAAATATATTCCAAATAAGTATTGCTATAAATGCCAATGCACTGCGCCTAATAATGCAGAGTGCAAAAGAAAGGAAGCACGTGAAAAGAAAGAAACTAAAAAAGAAAAAGATTAAAAGCAAAGTAGCTATTGTTATGGAGGAATTCAAGGCCGGAAAATTGCATTCGGGTTCAAAAAAAGGACCTAAGGTCACGAATCCAAAGCAAGCAATTGCCATAGCAATAAGTGAATCCAAGAAGAAAAGAAAATAGATCCGTTTTACTGTGATTTCGGAGGGATGTCATGAGATATCCCTCTTTTTGTTGATATAAATCTCCATAGTTTAAGGAAAACATTGCAGTATTAAAATAACTAACAATTACTTTAAAATATTAAAACACACCTGCAAGATGAAGGTGAAGTCTTTCTGGAGATACTAAATGATACTTGGATATTAAACTTAAGGGATAAAATTGAACAAGATAACGAAGATTGATTTTATCTCGGGGAACATATCGAAACACAATGTTTCTAAGCGCAGGAAATGTTGCGGAATTTTATCGATAACGATAGATGATTTTATAAAGGTTTGGAATATTTTAATTTATTATGAACCTTATAATAATGAATTTGTATGTATTATTCCTACAGATGTGCAATGGCAGATAATGGAAGAGCAATTTACAGATATCATCAGGAGCACTATAGAACAATGGGGCAACGAAACTTTTGGAGAAATAAATGACAAAAAGAGTAACTAATTTGATTTTTTATGATGACGAAATGATGCCTGGAGATAAAATATTATGTCGTATAGCGTTCACTTTAGATAATGTAATTAGATTAACCAGAATATATTTATATAATAATGATGATGTCTATCAATTCGTTTATGCGAACGCATGTAACTGTATAAAAAAAAATTGCCAATGTGAACCAGTTGTTTTATTTGTAGATAATAAAGTTGTGAAAGAAGTAGAAACTTATATTTTATCCGAATATGTGAAACGAAATACAATTTTATGTGAGGGTTGTGATAATTGTGAAAAAGGAATAAGCATTATAGAACCGAATGAATTTCAATGAACCCATTTCATTTTTTGGTTAAATTTTTTAAGAGCTTATTTCCCAAAAAGAGTCCCCAATTTATATTTTATCAGTTACCATTTGAGATTAAGGTTCATTCTCACAAAGTGAAGATTACTCTAGCGCAGCGGTCGGATAATATTGATCATTATTTAGTAATAATTAATGGTAAAATTATTGGATATTATTATTTAGAGGTGATTAAAGATGAATTTGACGCTTTAAGAGTGGGTCAAGAATTAGTTTCTGATTTATCTAAAATTTTAGAGGATAATCCTAATTATTACAAAGATAAACTGGAATATAAGCAGCATGTATTTTTTAGTGGAATAGAGAATAAATATAAATTTGTACACGTGAATAAGGAATGAATGGAAGAGGAAAAAAAGCGAAAGACAGTTGGAGAAATTAATGCCGAACTACTGATAAAAGCTGTAGATGATCAGCATTGTGCAGTAGATCAAGCAGATGAACAACTGAAAAACTATGAACAGAAATTTCTTGAATGTTTAGAGGATGCAAAAAGTAAATATGGATCTAATGAAGATTTTTATATAGTTTCCATATTTCAGCATGACAAACTTTTAACTCGTGTTATGAAGAATCCATTTGTGGCACGAAGATCCTGTCCTACACCACATTATGATGAGGCTGTATATAAATATACTGCTTCTGAAGATCGTATTCAATTTTTATGGGTTCTTCCGGATATTAAAGTAGCGAATTATTTAGTAAATAATTATTTGACTTTAAGAGATGATGAGAGACAACTAGCTGATTTTGTGTTAAAACATTTAAATAACGAATTATTATATACAGCAATGAAATTAAACAATGAATTTCCGGATAACGAGATATTGAAATCATTTAAACCAACAGTTTTATAAGGAGTAGTAATGTTTGACGAAAAAGAAGAGCAAAATTTAGATACGCAGAATCAGGTTCAGGAAGGTCAGGTAGATAACGAACAGAATGAGCAAGAAGTCGAGAGCGGTGCGAAGCAGAGTTTCAGAGAAATCCGAACAAAACTTGAGAAGACGCAAAAAGAAAGAGACGAATTATACCACTATATTAAAAATATTGAGGCTAAAAACAGCGCTAATACTACTAGTGATAACGTGTCTGACGAAGATTTTGCATTGGATCCGGACGCTTTGGCAGAAGGGAAACATTTAAACAAAGTAAAGAATGAAGTAAAGAATCTCAAGAAGCAATTGCAGGAATTTAAGAAGATATCTGAAGAAACTATAGCTGAGAGTAAATTACGCAGTAAATATTCTGATTTCGATCAGGTAGTCTCTGAACAAAATATAATGTTTTTAAAAGACAAACATCCAGATTTGTGGAATACAATAGCTTCATCGAATAATTTATATAATCAAGGATTGAGTGCTTATATGTTTATTAAGAGCATTAATCCAGGACCATCACAAACAGATGAAGATAAATTAACGATGCAAAAGAATATCTCCAAACCTAGATCTATGACAAGTATATCTCCGCAACGGGGAAGTAGTCCATTATCGCAAGCCAATGTATTTGAAAAGGGATTAACTCCGCAATTAAAAGATCAATTATGGAAAGAGATGCAGGACGCTATGGGGAACAAATAAGGATTATTTATTCGTGAAAAGGAGATATATAATTCTAAAAGAGAAGATAAAGTAACACATTGGTGTCATATGCCTAAAATAGTACTATATAAAGAATGAATATATACAAATACGGCAACAATACAAAGGGGAAGAAATATGATCCAAACAGAGCCTTTATTGATCCCAGAGATGCACGGGATGTATGGTTGAAATATGAAACTGAAGAGGATTATAGCACATATATAAAATTCCCAATATGGATAACAGATGGAGTTGAAGTCGAATTGGATCACACTCTGTACAAAGAAGTTCCACGAAGTGTTGAAATGTCGAATGGAAATTATTCTGAATATTGGATGGCGCCGGGTCATGAATATCCGTGGTATAATGATGAAGAAAATAGGGAATTAACCGAACATGAACTTATTAAGCCCCCAATACCCAAGGCAATCTATACTTGTTATCGGATTAATCATGACCCAAAAGAACATATTCCGGATGCTGAAGCTATAAAGTCGGAAAATTTAATCTGGACTAAAAAAATACAGAGATTAAAAAAATTAAAAGAAATGATAATTCGAGAAAATGTAGCACCATGGCAATCCGCTAGAGATTACAATGATTTAATAGATGAAATGGATGAATATATTGAACTACTACATGAACGGATTAAAATAATTTGATATATATTTACAAAATATAATATACTTTAAGTGGCGCAAATGAAGTTCGCCACTTCTTTTTTAGTCGCAAGTGGGATTCGGCCACCCAGTCGCAAATGAGATTCGACAACTCATGACGCAAAATTAAGACTCGTCATCTTATTCTAGGTAAAAGTTTCAACTTAACTTAAGGATAAAATGTCCATAACTACTACAAGTATTTTACCTCCACCAATTAAAGCTAGTTTTGATTTCAAGCTCCTTGCAGTACCAGTACCAACAATGATTCACAATATACCTGCAATGAGAAGTATTCATCCTAGAAATGGTGGTGATGTACATAGATTTAGAAGGTATAATGCGTTGAATACTGCATTAGTACCTTTGGGACCCAGTGGTATGACACCACCTGGCCAGAATTTAACTGCTGTAGACATAGATGCTCAGATATCATTTTACGGTACTTTTGTGACTATTAGTGAGCAGGTCACATTGCAGAATCAAGACCCTAAAAAGTATGGGGTCGTTAAACTTTCTCTAATTGACTTGGAAGCCTACGGTATTAACTAAGGTGACAAGGGCGAAGGATTTTTTAACGGATGATTATGAAAACGAGAATTAAGATTACGCAATTCTTCAAGAAGTTTAATGCGCTGTTCATTTACTTCAGGAGACAAGAGTCTACTTCCGATATTTTTAGAAGTGAGTCTATATCTCATCATAACATCACATTGTTTCTTTTTGATAATCAAAAATGGCTTAACTTGCGGCAAAATATAATCGAGCATTGGTCCCGTAGCTTGCCAATTATAGACGGGGCGAGTGAATTTCTGTTTACTTGTCCATCTGTAGCGCGAATCTTTGGATCCACCAAAAGTATTTTCCAACCAGATTATAAGTTCTTCATCGCAGCTAGTTATTTTAAGCATAGAATGCCATTGATATCCATTGCCATATTTTCCTTGTTTGGTATGACCAATATAAATACAACCTTCACCATCAATAAGGCCAGCCAAATAAGCGATTTCTGCAATGGAATGATGTGTATTAAACTTAACGATTTTTCCCATAATTATCCTTACATTTATAACATTATAGCATTAAATGAAAATAAAATCCACGCTGAACGACTTAACGAGAGAGACTTTGAAAAAAGTATGCGAAAGTCTGAGCTCTTTTCGAAAGAAAGAGAGGAAGATCCGAAGAGGTTTTCCCGCCTAATAATAGGTCATAAAAGTAACAGAATGGTATTAAATGAAGCAGCTAAACGTCTTGGTGTTTCCCTTAACAAGCTGGGGGAAGTAAAACTAAACCTGAATACCTTGGAACACCTAAGGGCACAAGCCTAAGGCAACCAGATGGAACTTGACTAACTGAAGATGTGTCAAGACCAGCAGAGACTAAGCGGTTTAGAGTTGTATAATATCAACTATGCGATAGTCCGAACCTAAGCGAAAGTTTGGGAGGAGGGATTAACAAGACCTCCCGCCAATAAAAAATTGGTCACAAAAGTAACAGATAGCAGACAAACCGAAGATGAACTAACACGTAATATGTTAGCATCTTCAGCATCGTTTATAAACTGTGTTAATGGATTTAACGGTGATTCTCCTACTGAGATCACATTCCCGGATGTACAGAATATTGTTGCAACATTAATAGATAATAATGCATATACTATTCTAGATGAAATACCGGGAGAAGACCGTTTTGGGACCGCACCAGTAAGAGAGGCGTTTTATGCTTTAAGTTCATCTAAGCTGATTCCTGAATTGGAAAATATGGATAGATTTATACCTAAATCTCAGTATCCTTCTTCAATGAGAGGATTACCGAGTGAATGGGGTTCATGCTCAAACTTAAGGTTCTTGGTATCCAGTATTGGATCATTCTTTCCAAATGCATCTGCACTAGGATCGAATGTGTATAATACCTTCTGTGTGGGTCTAGAAGCATACGCATATATCTATCAAGACGGGTATAATGCGGAGTTCATCTATCGACCGCCAATTTTTTCGGGTCCATTAGCTCAAAATGCAACTTGTGGATATAAGATGGCAAGTGCTCAGCAAATACTTAACGATTTGTGGGTACTCAATTTACGTAGCACAAAAGCATCATAAGGAGAGATATGGAAGGAACTACTTTATCTCAAGGAACATTCACTCAACCGGCAACGGCTATAGCGCAAACTTTTGCTATACCTGCTGGATTTGATTACCTTGAAGTAACAAACTATACACAATCTGCTGCAGGCGCTGCCGCTAATGGTTTTAAATTTTATTGGCAATTAGGTTATCCTAATGGGATTATGACCTCGTTAATTAATACTGCTGGAGTGGTAACAGCAGATGTTACTGCCGCTAATGCACTAACAATTTATGATCCTAGTGTAGAAACTATTGGTGCATTAGATAATGGTGGAGCAGGTGTAACTGGATTTACTGCAGCTAATCCAGCTGTTGTAACAGATGTTGGCTCTAATGTACCAGCTAATAGCATAGTTATTTTCAGTTCATTGAATAATCAACCACAATATAATGGTATACCATTTACTGCTGGAATTGGAACACATACAGCCAACACATTTAGTGTAGATTATTTAAATGCTACTGGGAGCACACCATCTACTGCGGGTCATTTTAGAATTATACCTTATAATCCATTATTCTATCCTTCGGTACGTGTGATCACTAATATTACAGCGGCTACACAAGCAGTTGTAACACTAAGTGTGCAGCATAACTACCAAATAGGACAAGAAATAAGATTCAGTTTCCCAGGTGGTTCAGCATATTGGGCAAACTATGCTGCATTAGATGGTGTACAAGCTACCGTTGTTGCAGTAGATAATGCATTAGGTAATGGTCATAATACTATAACTGTGAATGTGAATACAACTGGATTTGGTGCATTTGCATTTCCTGCACAAGCGATTGCAGGATTACCATATACACCAGCATCAGTGAATCCATTTGGTGAAAATACTGCTACTGCGTATCAAAATATTCCACAACTTTCTTCCTTTATGAGTGCTAGAACTAATACTGGATTTATAGGGGTTACATTAGCACCAGGAGCATTGCTTCCTGCTGGGGTAGCCAATGATGTGGTTTATTGGGTAGCTGGTAAGAGTTCATACGGAGGATCATAATAGACAAAATATTTCAGTTTTAATGTGTATTTAATGTTACGTGGGTGGTTACAACTGCCCACGTTTTTAAGAAAGGATTTACTATGGCAACTGCTAAGAACTTAACCGTTACTCCACAACATCTACAAAGTAATGCAATGAAGCAGAAGAGAGAAGAACTCAAGAAGAAATTGGAATATGATAGAGACCGTGATCGGCAGATGATTCGGGGTGTATTCAATTATTTGGAAAGAAAAGGTGGTATATTAAAATTTTCTTTTTTGAAATATAAAGGTGATCAAATAGAGAAATATGTATTAGAGGATGGTCACGAATATACGCTACCCCTTGCTGTAGTGAATCATTTGAATAAGAATTGTTCATATCCGATACATTCTCATGCTACTGATGAAAATGGGATGCCGTATGTGCGTATTGGTCAAATGGTAAGACGTTGTAGTTTTAGTAACTATGATTTTATGATGGAAGATCTAATGCCAGAAGAGAAATCACTAGTTACAATAGAACATTTAAAATGAGTTACGAGCCATCGTTTACCCCAAGTAGGCCTACATTTCAACATGCGATGAGAGTTATATCTGGTATAACCAACTCAAATCCTGTAGAAATAACTACTACCATTTCACATCAGTATATAGATGGATTGATAGTGAGGATAAGTATACCCGAGGTATTTGGTATGCAACAGCTGGACCAATCATTTGGACCGGTGACTGTGATTGACAATATTAGTTTTTCATTACCAATAAATTCTACATTTTTTGATGTATTTATGATACCATCAGGCAATGGGGCATTTCAAGATCCTCAGAGTATCCCCATTGGTGAAATAAATAGTACATTTCAGGGAGCCACCCAGAATGTATTACCATATTCGGCGAGTTAGGAGAAAAATATGCCACCAACTGTACCTGCACCAGGCAATACTTTAACTAACATACAAATAAAAGTTAGAAGACTAACACGATCACCTTCAGAAGCTCTATTGACAACATCTGCATTGAATGAGTATATTAATACGTTTGTAGTTTATGATTTTCCAGAACATTTAAGAACATTCAACAATAGAACTACTTTCAATTTTTGGTGTAATCCATTTCAGGATGTATATCCTACAGACGAACTATCATTTGGAGAATCTGCGAATCCTGAGCAGAATCCTCTTTATAATTTTCAGAATAAATATTTAACAGTGCACAAACCATTTTACATTGCAGGATTTCCATCATTTTATAGTCAATCTCCAGGACAATTCTATTCCATATTTCCCCGCATAAATAGCATTCAAACAATTGGTGTAACTGGTGATGGTGCTACAGTTACATTCACGGGAAATCTGAATACGCAGGGAATAGTGCCAAGTCCTACATTTGGTGCTCAACAGGCCACATGTTACTTAAAGAATAATGTTCTATTTGAATCTGTGGATATAAATGGAAATGGATTAACTTTAACGGATGTACCATGCTTAGATGCGACTACTGGTAATCCTACTGTCTGGGGAAATTTATATACACCAGCCAATCAACCTACAGAAATACCATTAATAACTAATTACAATACCTTACCTACTCTTCCCGATGAAGTTATTCCAAATAACTATATAAATTACGTAACCGGACAATTTGTCATTACATTTGATATTGCTCCCAAGGCTGGATTTGCAATAAATTCACAAACTGTATTAGTGCAGACTGGCCGCCCTAGATATATCCTTTTTTATGATAATCAATTTACTTTAAGACCAGTACCTGATCAGCCATATCAAATTAATTTTGAAGTATATAGTAGGCCTACATGGCTAATGGAGAATGATTCAGTACCGGAATTGGAAGAGTTATGGCAATTTATAGCGCTAGCTGCTGCAAAAAAGGTATTTGAAGATCGGCTTGATATGGATAGCGTAGCATTAATACTACCTGAATATAAAAAGCAAGAAGAGTTATGTTTAAGAAGGACTTTGGTGCAATATGCTAATGAACGCGTAGCCACAATTTACACCGAACAGACCGGGGTTTCTGCGAATACGTGGGGATGGGGTTGGGATGGATTAGGTAATGGTGTGGAGTAATGAATGACCAATAAGAAATTTGATGTAATTGAATTTAATTTTTATAGTTTCGAGGAGGGTATAAAAGTAGATTCAGAAATTATTAACAAGATGAGTCCCTCGATTTCATGTATTTCAGGGCATAGAATTGATACTCAGTTTTATGGTTCGCCTTTAATAACAAAAATATTTTATTCGAGGGAATTTGATTGTGAAAGATGCGTAGAATCTATTAAAACTTTAAATGATGTTGTTGATAAGTGTATACCAATCAATAAACCTTTTACCATGAGACGTGTTTCAAGCTTTATGCTAAAGGATCCCAATGACAAAATTGTGTAATCAATGTAATACCGAATTAAACGGGGCGAATGCGGCCAAGAAAGATGCACGAAGATTTAGGAAAATATGTAAAGCATGCTACAGCGTGAAAAGAAATGCATATCGTGATATAAAGAAAGACGAACAGAAAGAGCACTTGAAAACGTTGATAGACCAGCAAATTCTACGTATAGATTTTGAGGCTCTTATCAATGTAAAGCCAAGGAAGGATACGGTTAAATCTAATATATTTTTATGGTTAAAAAATAAAATACAGAGGATAAAAAATGCCTTATACAGCTAACATTCCTATGGCCACAGATTTTCTGTCGATTTCTCAGGGCCAGATACAGGCGAATTTTAATGCGATAGCGGATGCTTTTAATAGGAATCATGTAGTATTTAATTCTGTAACACCACTACAAGGAAAACATGCTTTTGTGGAGATGCCCAATCAAAGTACGGCTCCTGCGATGCCCCCATTAACGATAGCAGATGAAGTGGGATTATATTGCAATAGTTCATCTCTTACTTCTCAGCCTGAATTGTTTTTTATCAAACAAGCAGGAAGTACTGCTCCGGCGAATTTAATACCTGATATTGCTCCAAATGGTTACCCTATTACAGCATCTAATTATATAGCACAGAATGGATGGACCCGGTTGCCTTCTGGTATTTTGTTGATGTGGGGTAATGTTACAACATTTACAAATAGTACTACAGTGACTTTACCTATTTCGGCTTCTATTCCTAATTTTTACACTATTTATCAGGTATTTATTACTTCTACAGGACATTCCGGTTCAGGTGGTGGAGCACTTGGTACAGCAATGGCATTAGGGGCTATAACACAACCTACAAATGGAGGTAGTCCGACTCCAGGAATCTTTACAATATTTGGTAGTGCGGCTGGGGTAGCAGCTAATTATCTTGTAATAGGAGTCTAAAATGCCTTTCGATACAAATGCAACTTCTGATATATTTGCTAATTATATGAGATGTAAGTGTGATTAGGGATACATTGCTTCAAATTGTGTATCCTGTTGTAAAAACTGTAATTTTTCAAAAGGCTCACTGGCATTAAATGAATGGAAAAATTACATTGAAAGGATTTACAAATGTTTGATAGGTTCTTGATTGCGCCCTATAACACAGGTCTACAGACCAATTTACGTCCATGGTTGATCAACGATGACGCATGGTCGCTATTAAATAACGCTTATGTTTTTAGGGGCAGAATAAGGAAACGATTTGGATCTACATATATGGGTGCTGGATTATCAGATTCTACATTAGATAATCAATTATATTCTAGATTAAGAATAGATTTAGGTACTACCACTACGGGTACGGCCCCTGGAATCAAATGGCAAATTGGACAAATGTTTTCAGTTGGAGATGTAATATTAACAGTTTATTTAACGGGAGCTACCCAAACGTTGCTCACTACAGGATCGGTAACGGGTACATATAGTACTACTAATGGAGCATATTCGTTTACTGGTACAGGTGGCCAACATATATATTTTTATCCTGCATTACCTGTAATGGGATTGGGAAATTATGAAATAGGGCCGATAAATGATCAACCACTTTTTGGATTTGATACTCAATTTGCTTATGAATTTGATCCTACTAATGCATGGCTAAGATCTGGGATGACTGTCTGGAAAGGGACGAATTTAAATTTCTTCTGGACGGCGAATTGGCGTGGCACAACTGCAGATGTTACTGTACTTTTTGTATCTAATTTTAATTCTGCACCAGGTGTACCCCCAGCTAACCAAGATCCATTATGGTCTTATGATGGAACTAACTGGACAGAGTTTACACCCTATTTTCTTCCCGGAGGCGCTGCCATAGGCGATGGCCCATTTGTACAAACTGCATTAATGATTTTTTCTTTTAAGAATAGATTAATTTTATTGAATACTATTGAATTTAACACCAATACTTCTGAAAATCAGGCATTCGTAAATAGATGTCGTTATTCTTTTGTGGGTTCTCCATTTGCTGTAAATGCATGGTATGAACGAGGTCAAATGGATGCTAGCGGAAATGTAGCTGGCGGAGCAGGATTTACGGATGCTACAACTGAAGAAGCAATAGTAAGTGCTGAATTTATTAAAGACAGATTGATAGTCTATTTTGATAGAAGTACCTGGGAACTTGTGTATACCGGAAACCAAGCGGACCCTTTTATATGGCAGAAGATAAACACTGAATTAGGCTCTGAATCGACATTTAGCACCATTCCATTCGACAAAGTGATCCTGTCCATCGCCAACACGGGAGTACATGCCTGTAACGGAGCTAACGTGGAGAGAATAGACAATACTATACCCGAGTTAATCTTTGATATCCAGGATTTTCAAGAGAGTGAAAACAGAGTATGTGGAATACGGGATTATTATAACGAGATGGTCTACTGGGCATTTCCACCAGATGCAGATAATGCTACATATCCAAAACGAGTCCTAGTGTATAATTACAAGACGGGTGCTTGGGCATTGAATGATGATTCTATAACGGCATTTGGATATTTTGAGCAACAAGCAGATACTACATGGGCCAATACGACCACTGCATGGAATGAATCTAATTTTACCTGGATAGATGGAATTGTACAATCTGAATTTAGGCAAGTGGTAGCTGGCAATCAAGAGGGATATACATTCATAATAAATTCGGAGGTAACTAGAAATGAGGGTGTACTACAAATAACTAATATAACTTTAGATGTATTTAATAATATTGTATTAACTATAATAGATCATAATCTTTCTGTTTCGGATTTTATTTTAGTAGAAAATGTGCAAGGGTATAGTGATTTTGCACCATTTATATGTCAGATATTGTATGTCACAGATGTGAATACAGTTGGTACTTCTCAAATTTTTACATTTACAGGTACATATAGTGGTGGTGGCACTGTTGCCCGAGTATCAAAAATCTCTATGCAATCGAAGCAATTCAATCCTTATATTGATAAGGGCATGAATGTCTATATAGAGAAGGTAGATTTTGCTGTTAAGAGAACTTTAATGGGTGAAATTACTGTAGATTCATTTCCGTCTGCATCCCAATTATCTATGTTAGCCGAAGGAATGGCTACAGGAGCGAGTACGGGAACCAATGTATTACAGACTTATCCATATGATCCTTTATATTATCCACTAGAATCTAGCCAGGAAAGATTATGGCATACAGTTTATTTCCAATCTTCTGGTGAATGTATACAATTAGTTTTTGATATGTCATTTGATCAGATGATCAATCCCTCGATATCATTGGTAGATTTTCAATTAGAAGCGATGACGTTATATACTATGCCGACAGGAAGGTTGGGATAATGGCTAATCCGATATATAGTGGTGCATTTGTCCCAACAACGAACATTTGGGATGTGCAAGCACTTTACGATACAGATGTTAATACTCCTGCTTTTAAGGAACTCCTTGTTCGTCTTTATCAGAACGTAAATAATATAGCGAATGTATTGAATCTTAAGGATACTGGATATTATTTGAATCAGGAATTTGTTAATGGACAACTATATTTTCCGGATCCTACATTAAATTCTTCTACTTCTGCAAATGCAGAATTCCGACAGGTATGGCGATTTGTGATTAATTTTGGTGCATTACCTGATTTTACAGGAAATCCGACGAAGAGTGTGCCACATGGGCTTACGATTAATTCTGGAGTAACATTTACTAGGATATATGCCACAGCATCAGATACAACAGGATTTAAATATATACCTATCCCATACGCGAGTGCTTCGGGGGCTGATAATATACAATTAGATGTGAATGCTACGGATGTAGTAATAACAGTGGCGAGTGATAAATCTGCATTTAATGTATGTTATGTAATATTAGAATATTTAACTTTCTGATAAATAATAAGACCGCTGGGGTACAACGGTCTTAAGTAAATAGGAGCGGTTATGTATCCGCTTCAAACTACTATAATTTTTTTGTAATATCTACTTTTCGTTGATAAATTCTATCCATGTAAAATCATTTAAATAATATTTATAGCGAATACTGCTGTATTATTTTCTGGATGGATATCTTTTTTGTGAAGTCTTAAATTTTTTATATTTATTTCCATTTTCTTATTTTCATTTTTTTATGAGTGATAACATTCTATTATCGATTATATCATAATATGAAAATAAGACACACAGTATAGTGCTAATACTGTGTGCAATGTTACCACCACTCATGCATGATAACATTTACTCATGAAGACTTTATTCTTTCGGGATTTAAATTAAAGGGCACCCTAGGGAGCCCCTAAAAAGGAGTAATCTGATTTAGATAATCAAATTAATTATAATGAAGCGCTAATATCTTAGCAAAGATTGATGTAATTTCAAATCTTTTTTAATCTAATACAAAAAGTGAAAGGAAGACATGGCATCGATATTGGACATGTTCGCAAGA